AAACAAAATAATTAGCAGAATCGAAATGTATTCTATCCAAACCAAAAGTTGAATTATTAGTTCCATTGCTAACTCCAAATTGTTGTGAAGTAATTACATTAGGGTCGTGGGTTGCCAAAGCAAAAGACGAAGTAGTTCCAACTAATAAATCTCCAGCCGGACTTAGTCGCATTCTCTCTGTATTATCTGTAAAAAATCTAATTTTTGCATCTGAATCAAGACATTTAAATTGTAAACCTTGATTCATTCCATTTGGAGTTTCAATTACACCTGTATTTCTATTAGTAGCAGTAGCTGAATTTGTATTTACACCAATATTCATAACAGCAAAACCAGTACCTATTGTTCCACTACCTTGATACACTCTAACTCCACTTGGATAGTGAGAGCCTGGATTTGAATTATTATTTCCTATTGAGGCACAAACATCAAGCAAATTTAAAAGATTTGCAGTTGCTGAATCTCTATTAACTTGCAAAAGTGCATTAGGATCTGCCCCTATACCTACATTTGCATTAGTTCCTTTTATAGTAATTGCATCTGTATAAAAAGAATCATTTTCAGCTGAACTTGCCGTAGTTTTAACTTGAAATTTTAGATCTCCGTTTGTTGTTCCCGAGTTCGCAGGATTTGTTACTAACCTTATTTTAGCTGCTAAAACATTCCCTGTACTAGATGTTCTTGTAAAAGTTTCTATTGGATCTTGTGTTGCTGTATCTCCTGTTCCACCATTTATATTAAAATTTCCTATTGGCAAATTAGTACCCAGAGCCAAATTACCATCCGATGTCAGCCTCATTTTTTCTAAACCACTACCAGTACCAGTTATAAACCTCATTCCTTCTTGACCTCTTAAAAAAGATCCATCAATAGTTGAATCATAACCTACAGCATGACTAGGGTCATTTGTGCCATTAAATCTAAAAGAAGCAGCAGCAGTTATTCCCAAATTACCAGTCGAATCTAGTCGCATTTTTTCAGAGCCAGCGGTATTAAAAAATATGTTTTTTCCGGCATCTTCAGCATCTAGTTTTAAATCCCCATCTGTTTTAATAGTTGCAATTCCTGTACCTACATTTCTTAATAATATTTCTTTTGATTGGTTTACAGCACTATCTAATCTTAATGAATTTCCTGCTCCAAAAATTTCTAATTTAGCTCCTGGCGTCTGAGTACCCACGCCCAAATTACCAGTTTCAGTTAGTCGCATTTTTTCTGAAGCCCCTGTACCTGTACCAAATTTAAGTAATGAACCTGAACCTTCAGCACCTATGAGATATTCTAAAACAGTATCTTGTTTTAATAATAATCTTCTATTTGAACCTGTACCTCCTACTTTTATTTCTCCATTAAAATTACCTGAAACAGGATCAATTACTTCTACATTTCCCTTAAAAGTTGCGGTTGTACCTATTAAACCTCCAGTTAATGTTCCTCCAGCTAGTGGCAAGAAAACTCCAGCTCCTGGAGTAAGACCATCAGCATAGGCTTTAGTTACAAAATTAGCAGCATCGACTGGAGTTATACCACTTACTAGACCAACAAAAGTTGAAAGAGTATCGTCTATTGTTAAAGATTTAGTTCCGCCAGAATTTTGAAGAATTAAACCAGCACTACCACCGCTTAAATGTACTTTGTTAGTTGAAGCTAAAACAAGCTTACCAGAGCCTACAGTTCCGCCAGTTACTGCTAAACCAAGTCCAGCCGTTAGTATATCATTGATCGTAGCTGTAGAATCTACAACTAGCGGACCAGTTAAGGTTCCGCCGGTTAGTGGGAGGAATGGCCCCAAAGTTCCTAAAAGTAAGGCTGGGGTTATTTGAACATTATCTGACCCGTTATATCCAACCAGCGAACTGACTTGATTTTCGTCGGTTGCTACTGTAAATTCACTAAATTTTTTATTTGCCATTATATTATTTTTATTGTGTTTCTGTTATTAAAAATTCGTTGTTAGACTCAGTTAAAAGGAAGTCATCGTTTTCAGCTATTATTTCAAAAAATGGTGTCGGAGTGCAATCAACAAATTGTTTATAAACTATTCCCCAGCCAAAATCATTACAGGCGCCTAAGCCCCAGTCCGATATAGGATATATGCTTCCGTATGCCATTATTTATTTTTTCTTGTTATGTAGGTTATTAAAAAGCCCCACGAATTGTTTTCTGTCCACATCTTTTAAATATTTTTCTAATTTTATAATATTAGATTTCTTTTGTTTATACCTTACAACACCCATCCGCCAAAATCTGCATTACTAGTGTCCGGGTATGTGTCATTATCTGTATTCGCATTGTACTCAGGAAAAAGACCTTGATTATAAATCATATAGCTCGTAAAGTTATTTGTGTAATACTGGGCGATGTCCCGGTACTTTTCAACCAAATAATCCACTTCCGTTTTATCCACTGTTAAACTACCCTCTGCTTGGCCCTTAAACACTCCTTTTGCGCCTACAGTGTACGCAGCAAATGGCATGTAGCAAACCAGCGCCCAATAGATTGTCATGGGTTTAATATATGTTTCTAATAAAAGCTTATAATTTGCATTTATTGGCAAGTCCATGGTGCCAGCTATAATCAAGCTTTGCAGCTTCTCTAAAAGCTTAGTGCCTAGGTAATTCTGAACCTCTGTGTCTTGTGAAATTTCGACCATATAAATAAATCTGTCAGGATCTACCGATCCAGAGAGAACAGAATACCTTTTAATATCTTGAGTTGTTATAAATAATGCTTTAGCCATGTCTTATATTATATTGGATATGCGCCTCTGTTTGGCATGTTTTCTGGAGCTGTCGCAGCTTGCTTTGATCCCACTGGGTTTTTTATATAACTAGGTGGTATTTTTCTTGTTTTTTTATAGTTACCTAAATTTTGAGATGGTTCCGTATTACTCTCTAATCGATATAAAACTTTTTTCCATTTATGTCTACAGTAGATACCGCCCTTAAATTTAAATAAGCTAAAAGATTGACCATTATGACCCAGCTCTCTATTTACGCCTTCTCTACTTGCTCTATCAATATCTTCAATAGTCCAAACTATTCCGGCATCGGCCATATTCATCATGTTTCGACAAAATGCTCTTTGTGTTAAACTTGGTTTAAATGAGCCTTTAGCGTATGTATATCTAATTTTATACAATCCGTTTTTAGAATCTAAATAACTAAAAGAGCTTCCTTTTTTCTTTGAAGTAATTTCATCTTTTAGTCCTAGTAATCCCTTAACTTTAGATAGCGTGCTTTTTTTCTCTGTAATTAGATAATTGGCCCAGTCATCATTGCTTAAATTATTTTCTTCATCAATCTCATCTACAAAAACATATTTTTTATTCATTTTCTCTCCGCTGTCATATAAGGAGCCTAATATTTTCTTAGATTCTTTATCGGACATTTCAATAGGTACACAATTGGGAACTTGCTTTCCGTTTTTGTTTTTCATTCCATACTGCTCATAACCAGCTTGACAGGGTTTTTTTAAATCTGTTGCCACCTCATGAGATTTACAAGCCATGTAAAAAGTTTGGCCATCCATTTCATGCTCATGGTATCCGCTGCAACCTAGCACTAAAGCCTGAGCCTCCGCTTCTTCAATAGTTTCAAAAGCTTCAACACCATCAATCATTTTAAGATTAACCTTAGACATTTCATAGCCAGTTTCCTCCTCAATAATTTCTTTGTTTACAACATCAATGTCACTAAATTCAATCGGCTTAAGTGTTTTAAAATAAAGATCCAATGCAATTTCATTAACCGATAGAATTTCATCTATACACTCAATAACCTGATCTTGAAATACTTTAATAACAATGTTATCAAAAAGCTGCGTGGCATTTTTTATTTCCTCCGCATTATTGCCCAGCCCATCTGAACCTTCTCTAATTCCCAGTAGCATTGGAGAGGTCACTCTATGGCCAACAATTAACTTTTTGAAACATTCATCTGCCAAATAAGAGTAGTGCTCCGGAGCGTTATTTAGCGGTATGTCGTCAATAGTCGTTTTGCTCTCTGCGTT